GAATCACCCGGCGCACCAATAAAAACAGGGAACTTGAGAAATTCAATTAGATTTAGAGGTATAAACTACTCACCTAAAAGAGGTGTAGCGTCAGGTATAATAACAGTCGGGTCAAGCGCCGCTAATAGAAGTGGAGAGGCTGATCAAGCACCTTATTGGTGGAAAACAGTTTATGGTGGTTATTACACACCAAACAATACATTTTTTACCCCACCAAAAAATAGAGCTTGGTTAGGTAAAGGTATAAAAGGCGCATTAACAGCTTATTTTCCAGATATGGGTTATGAACTAAAAGTAAATGGTAAAACTAGACAAGATAAAGGAAACTTTTATGCTTATCAACCCGATCCACCTAAAAAAGACGATTTTGAAATACAATATGAAAATCAAATAAAAGACCCGTCTGGTCTATTAGACTTCTTGTTAGGAGATGAGGATTAATTATGCCCGGAGTTGATAGTACTACAAGTATGCCACCTGATCCTGAAATAGTTTTAAGAACATGGTTGCTAAGTAAAAGTACAATAACAAATGAAATATCACAAAGAGTAGCTACTAAGCTACCGCAAAACCCTACCCTACCTTTTGTAGTTATAGAAAATCAGGGTAATTTGTTAAGCGATCCTGCGTCACAAGCACCGATCAATATCGCTACTTTAGCTATTTATGTTTATGCAGGTCGTTGGGGTGGTGACGGGACAAAACCAGAGCCAGACTATTCAACAGCAAGCAATATTGCACAAATAATATATAAAGAATTATTCACAGAAAGTCGTGTAGAGGTTTTATCAAATGGCGGTGTAAACGCGGTAATTTATGGTTTTGAAATAGCAGTAGCACCCGTAAGAATAGAAAATAGAGAACGACAAATAGCAGAGTTTCAAATCACAGCCAATATGACATATCGTTATACTGCATAAACCTTAAACTCAAAAAAAATCCTCTAATATTACTTGAGAGGTAAATATGGCAAAAGTAAAAGTTAAGGTTAACCCAATATATCCCGCCGATTCAATCGGTGACGAAGTATCTGGTTTAACATTTACCAAAGATGAGTGGACGGAAGTAAATGGCGGAGACTGGAAAAGACTAAAAGAATCCAAAGGTCGTCTATGGAATGATTTGAGCATACCTAGACTTATTGCAGAGGGCGAGGATTGGGAAGTCAAACCGGTTGACGAAGTCATAAATTTAGTGGACAACACTTCATTTATTGAGGATGAGGTAGAAGACGAAACCGAAGAGTGGTACGGCTCGGAGGAAGAATAAGATATGTTTGCAAACATATTAAAAGTAAAAGTATAAGTTAGGAGAAATCTGTATGGCTACTACAAGTTATAATACTTCAGGTACAATATCGGATGTTCTAATTGGAACAGGTGTCCTCTATGTCGGTGCAAAAGGCTTAGCCTTTCCTGCACAAGACTCAGGAACAGCAACAGCATGGGCTGACCTAGCAACAGGTTGGACTGATGTTGGCTATTCGGAGGATGGATGGACATTGGAATATGATAAGACTTTCGAGGACATTATGGTCGCGGAAGAAATTGATCCAATTAAATCAGTTAAAACTGCACAAGAAATAAGACTTACCGGTACACTTGCACAAGCAAGTTTGGCTAGTCTTAAAGAAGCTTTCGGTGGTGGAACAATCACCGAAGACGACACAACTAACTTTGCTTCAGGATTTGATACATTAGTCCCACCATCAACTGACGACTTTACTGAAAAATCACTAGTTTTAGTGACAGAAGGTCCGGGCGGTGCGATTAGACATTTTCATATACCTAGAGCAGTTAATGTCGGTGCTTTCTCAATGGCTCATCAAAAAGCTCCTCAAAAGGTGCTTGTTGCCGTTGAATTTAAAATTCTAGTTCCAGATTCATCTTCAACATCAGTTGGTACAACTAATGGAAAAGAGAATCTATTTAGAATAGTTGATAACACTAACGCTTCAACAGAAGGAAGTGTTAACTAATAGTAATGCTTAACGGATGGGAGGAATATGAGTACAAAGCGTTATAAAGATTTTGATGCCGCTAAGGAAGCGAGAAACGACGATCCAATTATTGTGAAAGTCGGTGGGGAAGAAATAGAATTTCCCCCGTTCTTAACAGCACAAGTTGTTTTAAATCAAATGACTTGGCTAGAAGAGGATGGCTCGCTTTCGGCGTCAAATTTGCCACTTTGGTTTAAATCAGTTTTCGGTCAAGAAAACTTAGACAAAATTAGTTCCAAAGTTGATTTTGAAACCCTACAAGAAATATCATCTTTTCTTTTAGAACAATACGGTTTGGGTGGAGATCTTACTGCCCCTAAAGAAACCGAAGAATCGGGTGATAGCCCAAAATAACTTTCAAGCCCATTGACATAGTTGACAGATGGGCTGATGTAGAAAGTGACTTCAACAAAATATATAATCTAGCTGATCCGTTGGATTTGGAATGGCGTAAATTTTATAGATTACTTGGTACAATGCCATTAGAACAATCACTATTCTTTGCACCTCAATACTTGGCTATACAGGAAGGTGGAGATCCAAGCAATCCTGATGAGCCACCAGAAGGTTGGTGGAAAGAAGAGCTTGATAAACGCAGAGGTAGATCCAACAAAGATAGAGTGGCTACTTCAATAGACAGTATGATCCAAGATCAAAAAGACAGGATAGCGAAAGATGAGTAGAGCTAACGCCGCGAATATTACCGTAAATGTTTTTGCTGAAAACGGTGGTGTTCAAAAAACCATAAAGACTGCAACCGACGCAGCAGAGGACGCCGCTAAACCCGCCTTATTATCAATGCAAAGAATTAACGCAATGGCTTCTGCGTCAATGATTGGTTTAGCCGGTATTACATTTGAATTATTTAAAGCTGTTCAAGCAGCAATGGTTTTTGAATCTGCTTTTGCGGGTATTAGAAAAACAGTTGACGCTACCGAAGAACAATTTGAGGAATTAGCACAATCTATTTTAAGGATGAGTACGGTAGCACCTATTGATACTACCGAGTTATCAAGAATTGGTGAGCTTGGTGGTCAGTTAGGTATTCTTGCTGAAAACTTACCATCCTTTATTAGAACTATTGCTGATCTAGCCATATCTACAAACTTAACTGTAGATGGTGCTGCATTAGGTCTTGCTAGGCTTGACGCTATTGCGGGAACTAATCAAGAAACTTTTGCAAATATAGGCGCAACAATAGTTGAACTTGGAAACAACTTCGCTGCAACTGAAAGCGAAATAATGACTACAGTTTTGCGTATTCAACAGGCTGCTGCACAAGTAGGCGCTACAACACAAGATGCTTTAGCTTTTGCTACGGCCTTACAGGCTATTGGTGTACCTGCACAAGCAGGTGGTACTGCGGTAGCTCGTGTATTCCAATCTATTAATCAGGCTGTAATTCAGGGTGGAGAAAATTTAGAATTATTTGGGAAAATAGCCGAAGCGTCCGGTAGAACTACCGAAGAATCATTTAAACAATTTTTCCAAGATGATCCTGCTCTTGGTGCTCAAGCTTTCATAGAAGGACTTGGTAAGTTAAACGAGTCAGGACAAGATGTAATTAGTATGCTAGACAAGTTAGGTCTAGCACAAAGAAGAACAATGCTTGCTATTTTAGGTTTAGCAGAGGCAGAAGGTTTATTAAATGACACAAGAGAAACGGCCAACAAAGCCTTTGAAGAGAACATTGCATTAACCGAAGAGTCTATAAAAAGATATAAAACTTTAGAGTCACAGGTACAGGTCACTAAAAATGCTTTTATGGAATTACAAAACCAAATTGGTGAGCAATTATTACCTCAAGTTCAAGATGTAAACAACTTTATACAAAAATTTATTTTAGGTCTTACTGCTTCCGAGCAAGCTCTACAAACTCTTGAAATGGCTATGGTTAGCTTTGCTACCGTTATAGGTTTTGCAATCACACAAATAACAAGATTACAGAAAGCATTATTATTCTTTGTTGGTGGTCCTATAAGAGCAACTCTTACTGCTATCGGTGTTCTTATGGGTGTATTAGGAACTAAAACAGCAGCGGCAGCCGGTGCGCAAGAACAACTTAACAGACAACTTGAGTACTTTGGCGAAAATGGTGAGGTCACAGAATCTACATTGAGAGCTGTAATAAAAGCAAATCAAGACTTTCAAAAAGTTATTGAGGGTATGGATTTTGGACAACAACTAAGGCTTGAAGATACTATTGTCGAAGGATTAATGGGAAATAGTTTTGAAAGAAAACAATTCATTGGTGATTTAGAAGAAACTATTGAACAAGCACAGTTAATGAAAAAAGTATTTAACAATATTGATCCACATGCGATGGCAGGTCAATATCAAAGAGAATTAGGAGAAATTGCGGATGGTGTTATAAGTGGCGACGAAGCAATACAAAAAATTATAGAAATTGTTAGGTCACAAGCAGATGTAATTTTATCACCTGAAGAAGCACACCCACTATACAACGCTATTGTTAATGGAAACTTTGAAATATATATGAGAAATCAAAGTGACATAATTGATGCAGATCTAGAATTTTTATTAGCTCAAGAACAATTAGCTAAAAGATTACTTCCGGGTATGGAGTACTTAGAGGAAAGAAAAACCAAAGCTCTTGAAGCAGAAGCTATGCGTCGTTTAGGTATTTATGAAATAGAACACGATTTTCAAAGAGTTATGCTTGAACAAACTATGGCTGCTATTGAAGCCGAAAAAGAAAGAGCTAATGCACTTGACGGTACTACTGAACAAATAGAAGAAACCGAAGATATATTCCAAAGAATTGCAGCAAATGTTAAAAGTGGTGGTGAACAACTATTTAGCGCTCTTGACCAATTAGGTGACTTAGCAACTACTTCAGCCGAAGATGTAAATAGAGCTTTGGCGGAAAAAATACAATTAAGAGAAGTCTTTGAAAAACAAATACAATTCTTAAAAGATCGTGGGTTTGACGATGTAGCTTTAGAATTTTCACAATTAGGACCAGAGTTTGCAGGAGTATTAGCAAATCTTATTGCTAACACCGATCAATTAAATGCTAGAGAAATGATGCTTGAGTCATTAGGTCTTAGTGAGTCAAATGAACTTAAAGACGCATTGTTTGAAAAAACAGGAGATCTAAGTCAAGAAGCACAAGATAAAACTTACGAAATGGGACAAGATTATGTAAGAGGGTTTATCAACGGTCTTAATGACGAAGCACCTGAATCTTATGAGGCTGTCAAAAAAGTAATGCAGGGTATTCTTGACGCTGCATACGAAGCCGGTGGTTTTGGATCACCATCAAGAATTACAAAAGAAATGGGTGAGTTCTTGATGCTTGGTTTTGCAGAGGGTATTGAGAGTTCATATCCAGAACTTGAAATGTCTTTTAAAGGTAAGATGATCGACTTACTAGATGTTATGAAACAATCTGTAAGTGAAGCAATGGGCGCTATGAGTTCAGCCTTTGGTAGTCAATTTAGTATGTTCGGCGCACAAAGAAGTGCGTTAAGAGAAGAACAAAAATTAAACGATCTTCTTGAAGAGAGAGGTAAGTTATTAAAAGGTAATACTGCCGCAATGACAAAAGATATTGAAGAGGCTACAGCAAAAAGAGATTTCTTAAAACTTGCTTATGAAGAGGGGACTATATCTTTAGCGGAATATCAATTAGCTGAAGAACAATTATCTAAAGCTGAAAACGCTAGAGCCGATAGATTACAAACTCTTGACGAACAGATACAAGACGCAAACATTAGAGCAGCAGAAAATCAATTCAATATGGGTATGCAAGCCTTTCAGTTGCTACAAGCAGGACCGGAGGCTATAACAATATTTAAAGAGCTTGGATCAGCTCTAGGTGTTGACGAGGAGATCATAAATAACATAACAAATAAAACTGACGAGTTAGCACAAACATTAGGTATGAAGTTTGGTGGAGAGGTCGATAAGATTGCACAAAAATTCTTTGACACAAACTTAGCTATTGAACAGGAAACTATCACAATAAACGCTGACGGTAGCAATGTTATGGCTGTTGTTAATATGG